TGCGTAGTTTTTTCCGATGAATTTTAAGTCAGTTGTTTGATCAACTGTGCCATCTTCCACTGTAGTTAACAGTGTGTTGTTATATCTATCTATTGCATATGCCATTATTTGTGTAACCCCTAGTGCTGTTATATTATTTATTCAATTAAAATGAATACGGTGTAGTTGTACTTGTGTGAGTCCAAGCTGTGCCGTTTGATGTGAATGTCATTAATGTCCTTGACGGAGTAAGAAAAACATTTCCGCTTGCTGTGTTTGAAGCCTCAATATCTTCTATTGCTTGCCCATTTAAAGTGCCGTTGACGTCAACTGCAATAGTATTTTTAGTTAATACGCCGCTAGTATCAGGACTTTCTGACACAGTAATGTTAATACCACTAACTGTTGCTCCTGCATATGTTGTTGTGTGTATTTTTGCAATCTTACCTGCATTAAGCGTATCTGCTGGATACATCGAATTTATAACTGTTGCAACATTTACTTCTAATGTTGCATCTGCCCCCATACCAGTAACGTCTAACGAAAATACTACAGGTCCAGTTGCTAATTCTTCATCTACGTATTCTTTAGTAGCAACAGTACTGCCAATTGATTCAGTAATTGCAAGCTCAGCTGCTTTTTTTGCACTAACTGCTTTTGCAACACCTGTAATTTTTTGACTATCAGTAACATTAATATCGCCTGCGGCTGTTATGTTAATTCCACGATTAGATACGATTGTAAATACTGACGGGCTTGCTGGTGCTGCTGTAATTGTATGTCCGTTAATATTAATATTATCAACGTCTAAATTAATTAGCGTTCCAATTTCATCTAATTGCGGAGCTTTTTGGATATTAACTAAACTTGTATTTGTTAATTTGTTTTCTCCGCCAATTTTTAGTGCCTTAGTAGCGTCACTTAAATCTAAATTAACATTAGTTGTCCATGCATCTTGTACTTGTTTCCAAGTCCATAATTTTTGGCCAACATCTGATGTATCTAATATGAAACCTGCGTTATCAGCAGAGATTCCAGTAAGTGTTGCGCCTGCTGCGGTCTTAGCAATTTCAATATTTTTATCTTCAATTCGTAGTGTAGCAACATCAATACTAGTTGTAGTGCCTTCAATTAAAAGATTACCAGTTACTCGTAAATCTCCGTCCACATCCAATGTGTAGTCAGGTAGTCTAAAGTCGCCGGCGCCAGTTCTGTTAAATATTCCAACTCTTGCAGTACTTGCATCTACGTAAATTGCATCAACTGTAATTGATCCAAATGAGCTTGACTTAACACGCATACTCATATCTTCGTCGGTAATTTGGTTTTCTAAATAATACCTAGGTCCTACAATTTTTTGTACGTGATTCTGTGAAACACCAACTGTTAACCCACCTGAGTTTGATATTGTTAACGTACCTGTTGTTAATCCGTTAGCAGTTGACGGAAGGAAACTATCAGCAGTTCTAACTGTTCCGCCTGCTGTAACAAGTGCGTTTGCAGAATCTGCAATACCTCTAAATTTAAAATTAGCAGCATCAATAATGTTAAATCCTTGATATATTATACCATTAGGATTTGCTGCGGTAACTAGTCCATCTATTTGCTGACTGTACACTGGTGTAAATTCCAGTGCGCTAACAACTGCTGTTAGTGTTCCGCCTACATATAGGTTTGCAACTGTTCTAGAACGACTCTGTGCATCGAGGATACTTTCTACCCTATATCCAGTTTCGCCTTGTGTTAGTGTATATGAAGGACCCGTTAAAATAAGATCAGCGCCATCGAATGCATATACTTGATTATTTAGACTGTCAATCCATAAATCGCCTGCAACCATTTGCGGTTGTGTAGTTTGCACAAATGGGCCTCCACTTGCTTTCCATTGTGTTCCGTCATATACTTTTAGTCGCTTATCACTATTGTCCCACCATGTTTGACCAGTTAATGGATTACTCGGAGATGCCGTATTGGAGAAATTTTCTAATAATTTAATAAAGTTTTCGTTAAAGTATTCACCGTACCCTGTATAGTTTCTACCAACAAGCACCAGGTTAGTACTAGTAGTATCTATTTGACCGTCAATTAAGTCTGTTAATATTGTGCCGTCTGTCTTGTTTAGTTGATAACTCATTTTAATTTCCAGTATAGATTATATAATTAACAGCTAAGTATGGATTCATAGTATCCAACGGTGCACCTACAAGTTCCGGCGCTGCTACTGTGCCTATATTTGCAAAATCACCAGTGCCTGTTACTCCGCCACTATTTATTCCGCCACTTGACGCTAACCCTTGGGTGCCGCCTAGTCCAGGTTCAATTGTTAATGAAATTGCATTGTTGTCAGCAGGTTCTCCTGCTGCTTCTCGTATTGCATAATATTGATTGCCGCTGGCGCCTTCTAAATCATGCTCGTGTTCTGGTAAGTTAATATCCCTAACCCTAACTGCTTCTTGTCCTGCGTTGCCGCCCAATGTATCTGCTGCTGCATTTATTACTCTGTCTGCACTCGATCCGTTCATGTTATCAAGTCCTAGAGCAAATCTACCTCTAAAGTCAGGTAACCCAAATGTAGTTGCACCGTTTTGTAATAACAAGGATCTATCTTTAAACGAATATGCAATAGCTGAAAATAATACACTATAATCTGAAATATTAACAATAGATCCATCACAAAATAGCCAGCCTGTTGGTAAAACGCTTCCTGCAAACGGCATAAGTGCTCCTGCTGGAACTAACGGAATTGTACTTAAAAATGTACTTTTCTTTACTTTATAAACACCCGAGTCATATCCGCCCGATGAACTAAATTTGTTAAGTAATATTTCATCTTCATTACTTGAAAAAGGTAATATTGTTTTATTAGATATAAAACTGTTAGCAATACGCACATTAAATGTTTTTGTAGTGCCGCCAACTTGTCCATCAAATTCAAAACTGTTGTCTGCTACGTCTCCAGTTATTCCAAACGTAGTAGCACTTGCAATTCTATCTGCAGATCCTGCTCTGCCACTAACTGTTCCACTTACGTTACCTTGTAAATTACCAAAGAATGTACTAGCATGAACATTATCATATTTTAATGCAGCCGAACCTATATCCCAAGTATTAGTAGTAGTAGGTGATATGTTTCCGCTTTTTAAGTACCCTGCTGCTGCTTCATTAATTGCACCAAAGTCTATGTTACCTGCAATTTGTATATCTTTTGCAACTGCTATGCCACCTTTGGTTATGATAGTGCCTGTATTAAGATCAGTACTATTAAAGGTAGTATTAATTAGTATTTGTCCAGATGTTGGATCGCCTGTTGCTGAATTTACACTGACACTTCCTTTAACATCTAATGCAGATGCAGGAGCAGTATTGTTAACTCCAATAAATCCTCTAGCATCTATTCTTAATACTGTATCATAATCTGTATTATTAAGCATTCTAAAATCTATAGTAGCAGTATTACTGTTTTGGCGAAATACAGTACTTTGATTTTCAACTTGTATTCCTAGTTGTCCGCTAGTACCTATAACAATACCTTGGTCGTTTTTAATATTAAGTTGAAAGTTAGAACTTGATTCTGCGTCACTTCTTAAGAAGCTTGTTGCTGGAACTATTGTATTATTAACTATTAAATTTTCAGCTTTTTCTGCAACTCCGTAATATTTTAATGCCTCAGTGCCTACTAGTGCAGATGCACTGAGGTTCATACCTGCATTAATTCCACCAGTAAATCCTGTAATAGTAGTTTTTGGTGTAAATGCTTGAGAACTAATTATTATGCCAGTTTGGTTTTTAATTTTAATAGAAAGTACACTGTAAGTTACATCATCTGTACCAACTATTGACTCAGATTGTGCTCCAGTAAGTAGTCCGTCACTAAAGTCAGGACCAACTAGTATCCATGATGATCCAGTAAACAAATAAAGTTGTTGTGTTTCAGTGTTAACCCACAAGTCTCCTGAACTAGAATTTGCAACTGCTGGTTGATTAGTTGCTTTTTTAACACCACTAGCTGCAATCCAAGTTGTTCCATCATAAATTTTAAGCTGATCAACGCCCGCTGAAGTATCGTACCACAACTGTCCTTCGACAGGACGACTAGGTGAGTTGCTATTTGCAAAATTTTCTAATAAGTGTAAAAAGTTTTCATTCACTGCTGTTCCGTAACCAGTGTAATTTTTACCAGGGAACGATATCGAAGTTTCTTGATTTAATGTGTTGTCTTCGACTATGATAGTTCCTTTGTTAACGGAATCAGTGTACGATATTGTATATGCCATTATCTATTCCTTATCCTGCCAAACTCTGAACTCTAACAGTATAATCAATTTGGATTAAACGATTGAGTGATTTTTGCACTGGGTGAAAAATTACATGAGTAATTAATCTACCTGTTCCAGTTGCACTATAACTACGTAATCCGAGTTCATCAAATACATAATTATTTGTTTGTGAAGAAGCTGTATCAAACGCATCTTGACCGTTTGGTTCGCCATAATCAAGTAAACAACTTACTACAATATCAGTATAGTTAGTGCCGCTTAAATGTCTAATTTCAGTTTTATTCCTAACCGGATCAGTATTGTTAACACTTCTTTCGTCTACAACTTTAGTGTATGTTTGATTGTATAATGTTGCATTAGTGCCTGTACTGTTAGGTGTTAGATACGTAATAATACCAGTTGGATCAACGCTTGTACCACCGTTGCCAAAGCTCATTTCGTATATAAATCCCTGTCCAGCATTAGACAAACTCTCAGCAAGTGCAATACTCATATTTTCATAGTGAATTGCATTGCGCTTGTCAATGTATACCTTTTGTGATTCAGGGTCAAATATTTTGATGTGTCCCTGAACTAATACTCCGTTTGTGTCTTGCATATTATCGCTCATTTATTTTTCCTATACTGTATTTATTCAGGTAGCTCAGATGTTCCTGCACGTAAGAATCTTGCAATACTATTATTCGATTCTCCTAAAGAATTAACGCCTTCATTCCAAATTTTGCCTTGTTTCTTAATAATAGTAATTCGTGTTCCTACGAGTGGTACTTGTTTTAAATCTATTTTTTGTGTTTGCACATTAAATAATACATCTGCTGGAGTTTCGTAGTCGCCAGCTGGGCTATCTAATTCAAATGTAGGTAAAAACGAACTAATACTATTCTTACGCATACGAATTCCGCCAACAAATACTTCTAATTCGTCTATTGATCCTGTTGAGGACACTACATCAAATAATGCAGAAGTACCGTCAGCTGTAATATTTTGAACAATATTATTATCAATATACGGAATAGTCTTGCTTATATTTTGATCAAACACTTTTGATCCAGCTGTATGCAATTCCTTAACGCCTGTTCCTAATGTTCCCCTACGAAGTTGACGCAATGTATTGCCTTCTTTAACAAAATACTCAATACGTTCGCCATTTACAAAAATTATACCAGGTAAATTTTGTCCTTTGTTTGGTTCGCTTAACAATGTGCTATTATTTACTTCAATTCTCAAATCATAGTAATTTAGTGGTGCTGCTAATATTGTTACTGATTCATCAAGTCTTTTATAATGAGTTCTATTTAATATATCTTTAAATTGCCTATATGCAAACTTTGAAGTATTTACTTCGGCAGTAAAATGAATTACATCAAGTAAGTCAAGCTGTTCGGGCACAACTGCTAGTTGAATCGTTGTATTATTATTTGTTAATATATAATCAATATCAGGAGTTAACAATTCTCCGTTTTTAATAACCCAAGCATATTTTGCATCAACTGCTGGCTTTCTTAGTTTAATCTCGCCTACTGATAATCTGTTGTATGTATTATATTCTGTATTTCCTAATTGTAAAGTTGTTCTTGCTACAACATCATAATTAACACGCTCTATACCTAATATATCATGATTACTAAATTGGAATATTTCTACTTCTGCAAATGGACCAGGCGCTGTATTTAATTTAACTGTATTTGCGCTTGGCAACGTATACTGGCCGTCTGTGATTACATATATTTCAATAATATCATTTTCTTTGCCTACATCATCATTTAGAACAATACTACTATTTGCAATATTAAATCTCCAACTAACCGGAGTAAGTAGTTCTTCTCCGTTTAAGAATACTTTTATATCTTCAGTAAGCAACGAACCTTGTGGCTGTTGGAATGTTTCTAACAAATATTCACGCTGATTAGATGCTGGTATAGTGTACTGTATATTATAACCCGGACTTAGAATTGTATTTCCTACTTTTACAATTAAATTGTGTTGAGTAGGCTTATTATAAAAAGGCGCAGATGATAATACAAAATTAACATCTACAGCATTGCCAGTAAATCTATCCTTTTTCATTTGACTGTAATTTACTTGGATTATACTATCAAATAATGAGTAATAAACTAATTCACCTTCTTCTGGAGCAGTACTAAATGTAAACACAACGTTGCCAGTTATCTCTGATTTATTAAATGTTACAGTTTGCTTTACACCGTTAGTACTAACAAAAATATCCAAGTCAGTCTGGAACCTTACTCTTGTTTCAAAAGAAGTAGTCGAACCGTCTGCAATGTATTCTCCAAAATCTAAAATATTTTGACCAGCTTGTGACACTGTTACAATACTAAGAATTGCGCCTGCAACAAAACTACTAATAGTACTATCAATAGTTATTTTGCCAAGTTCCCAATTAATTGTATAATTACCAGCCTCTCTCGAAAGTATAGTATTATCAATCTTAACAATAATAGAATCTACACTACTTGGTGTAACACCTAAGTCGTATGTTGTAACAGACGTATCTAAATGATAACTTTGGCTATATATTTTTCCTTGGCCGTCTGCTTCTCTAGTGTATACTTTAATATCTAATGTATCAAATATTTGTCCAGGTACAAGCTCTTCAGGGCCAGACATTGCTGCTTCAGATATAAAGCCGTCACCATCAGTAATTATATCTTCTGCTGCCGTACCTGATGCAGTAGTGTATAGAAGGTCGCCACCGGAAAGTGCAGTATCATAGCCTGTTGCATCTGGTATTACGCTACCGTCACTTGTAGATTTTCTTACAACAAATGTATCACCATCAACTATGCTTATTCCTAAATCTTGCACATAAATTATGTCAGTTGTTCCGTCACCTGTGATACTGTTTGTAATAGCATTTACATTAGTTGCAGTTCCTAAATTAAAGTTAGGATCATCAATTCGTACATTGTTCTTATAAAGGTTATAAACAACACCGTTTACTAATGGAGTAGTTAATTGTACTGCAATAGTAGAACCGTCTGCTGTAAATACTTGGTCTTCGTATGTGTTGTCAAATTGATCCCATTGATCAACAAACCAACCTTTTGAATCCCATCCTGATATTCCTTGGAAATCAAAACTGCGAACTTCAACTCCACCAAAATCTGTGCCTGTTATTAACTGAGATAGGTCTTTACTGTACATGTTTGTGCTAGGGCTATATGAATGTAAAATTCTATCCTCTGCGCTTAACATACTCAATGGCAATTGATATTTAATTACAATAACTGCGCCATTCGCCGGCGGCTTTGTAAATATAATTCTTCCCTTTTCTCTTGTGTAAGTTAACGTGTTATCTTTAATATTAGCATATGTATACTTACTACGCAATTGTTCAATATTATCAACTAGTACTTGAACTTTAGAATTATTAAGATCTAATGGATACGCAAGGTTAAACGTTGTACTATCACCAGTTCCAGTATACAATGATTGCTTTGAAATATTTTCGTAAACATATTGTCCGCTCATTCTATCAAATTTAACTACTATATGAGGAGTACGAACAAGGCCTGCGCCAATTATTGCAGTAGCATTAGCGTTTGTAGAAATATCGTTTTGTGATCCTTCGATAATTACTGTAGGAGCACTAGTATAACCGCTGCCAGTGTTAGTAACTTTTATTTTTGTTACTTTACCATACGCAAGTACAGCCGTAGCAGTTGCACCGGTGCCGCCGCCGCCACCTTCAAATCTTACAGTTGGAACAAATGTGTAACCGCTTCCTAAGTCGCTCATTTTAATTTCAGTAATTTTATAACCTAAATTATCTAACCAATGCTTTCTAGGATATGCTGTAGTATTATTGTTTGCACCGACAATAATGTTACTATCAACAGTAGCAATGCTTGGAATTATTGTTCCAGTTTCGTTATTATAATACGGAGCAAGGTCAAAATCAGAAGTGCTACTGTTTGTGTTATCTAAGCTATTGTAGCTATCAACAAATTCTCTTATATTAGTACTATAAGGTTTTACTTCGTTAACATAACTTTCAAAATCTGCTAAGTTACTATATTTAAATGTAACGTCTTGAGAAAGATTGCCCAATTTATGTGTTGCAGATATAAAGCTTGTTTTAAACATCCAATCAACATCAGGTTGTTCTGAAAGAATATATCGTAAAGTAGCAAAAAATAATTGATTATACTCTACTGCTAAAGTTCCTGTAAATATATTATCTCTTAATGATTCAAAGATTATTCTTAATTCTCTTACAGGATTATTATCATAAAATGCACTATCAAAACTGTTATTATCGTAGCCTGTTGAGTTTTTAGTATAGTCATATAGATTGTCGCCAAACTGTATAGTACCGTTTTGTCTGCCAATAGTTTTGTAGTTTATTGTGTAGTCTTCTGTATTTTGGTTAGATTCTTTTTCTAATAGTAGCCAGCCGCCTGTACCAACATTGTTAATTCTAACAGTGTCGCCAATAATATCGTCTATTGTACTAAGTTCGTAAGAGTTATTAACACTATAATTAACTTCTGTAAATTGATTATAATTAGTATCGTACCAATCTGAATAGTTCCAATAATTTGCTACATTATAATCTTGCACAGCCGTTCTAAACCAGGAAGTAGATGGTGTGTTCCATTCATATAAAGTCCATTTGTTAAATGATGTACTATCTGATTCTACTAATACTGTAAATTTCCTAACATTTAATTTTGTTATTTCAGTATAATCAGTACCTTGTGTTAATATATCTACGCTTGTAATTTGTCCAAGATTATTAATAACAATGTCTAATGTTGCTCCAGTGCCTGCTCCTTCAAATTGATATGACGGAGCAACTTTGTAACCCCTACCTGGGTTAGTTATTATAACACGTATAACTCTACCATTAACTACTACTGGTGTTAGTACTGCTGATGTTAATTTATTTGTACTTACAAATACAAGTTCTTCGTACGTATCAATTTTTAGGTCGTATTTTTTACTTGCAGCAGTAGGCGATTCATCTTTTAATAAAAGAGAATTAATATTATATTCATCAATAATTAACGTCTTTAATAATACCAAGTTTACTCTTTCAATTGTTTGTTTTAACGCTTCTGTTCTGTTAACAAACATTCCTTGTCTTGGACGATTTTGGATACCTTGGCGCTTGGCTACGGGAATTTTAGGATCCGGTACAATTCTATTATTACTGTCAAATCCAATTAAGCTATCAAACCATTTGCGCTCAATATCGTAATTAGGTTTGCTTGTAGCTAAGTTATCCGATATTAACTGATATTGGGCATGCTCGT